TAATGCGTGAAATTATGGAAACGGCCAGTGGTGGTGCCAGTGCAGGTGTTACATCAGCTGGCAGTATGGCTCCGGCTATAGGCAACATGGGCATGTTGTCAAGAACAGGCTCAGGCCTACTGACAGGTAAATATACATCAGAGCCGACGCCTAACACGCCGGCCAAATACAAAAGGAAAAAACGTGCTAGTTGATGATTTAAAAACACTGTTGGCCACCCAATATGCTTATGTGCTCAAGGCACAGTTGTTTCATTGGAACGTTGAAGGCCCAGACTTTGCCCAACTACACAAATTTTTTGGCAAGATATACGAAGAAGTGTACGAAAATTCTATAGATCAAACCGCAGAATTTATTCGCATACTTGACGACTACACCCCAGGCAGCTTTGAACGTTTTGCTGAACTCAGTTTGATTCCTGGTCAAACCAAAATCCCGCGTGCTCGACTCATGATTGAAGAACTGTTCAATGACTCAGAGCAATTGATTGCATTGTTGAATCAGTGTTTTGATGTGTCTGAAGCCGAAGATCAACAAGGCATTTGTGATTTCCTTGCTGGTCGTATTGATGCCATGGGCAAGCACCGTTGGATGCTGAGAAGTTTCTTGAAAGACCAACGAGCATGACCGTAGATATTCGCACCATATTGCAACGCATTACAGCCATTGAAGAAGGTGCAACCACACCAGCTGTGGTCAAGCACGGGCTAAATCCTCAACAGAAGTCAGTGCCGCAGTTGCCTGCATTGTTCAAGCCTAGATCTATCAAAGCATTGGGTGCAAAGACTGATCCGCAGCATCCCATGAAAGGGTATGCTGTGGGTGCAGATGAAAGTGCAGAGTCCAAGAAGTCTGCCTTGGAAGAAGCCATGGCCCAGGTAGAAGAAGACATGCTGAGCAAAGTCAAAGCTGATCTCAACAGCTACCTAGACAGATTAGAAAACAAATTGGCCGGTGATGATGGCCAGCGCGACAAAGGCACACCTGACTTGGATCGTCTAGAAAAGAAAACTCGCATCGACCGAGACCTAATAGACAAGGCTGTGAATGCTATTGAAAAAGGCCAGGCTGAAAGCGACCAAGCAGTTGCAGAAGATCCCACACAACAAGACTCTATGTCTGCGGCGCCACCTGTGCCTGTTGAAGATCCTGTGTTGCCTGAATCAGCAGGTCCTGTGTTCACAGTGGAAATGAGTGACGGATCATGTTTAGAATGTTGGGGCGACGAAGGACGCGGTTTTGAAGTACGCAGACAAGGTCGTTCTATGCCTAGTCGTTTCCCCAAAGTTGATCATGCTAAGATGGCCATGGACCTGTTTAGGAATCAGTGGGAACGACAAGACCGTGGGCAGGATTACATAGAGGAACACTGAAATACTGCCGATGAAATATCAGTAGCAAACAAGAACACCCTTAGGACCGCACTTGTTGCGAGGGCGCCCGGCTGCTGGGCGTGGTAATCCGATTCGCTACCGGAACCCACTAAGTGAGCAAATACCCTCAACAGAGGCTTGACTTCGGCCGCTGTTTCATTTATACTAGTGTTTTAAACAGGAGTATTGTATGGAACAAAAAACATTCAACGGTGAACAAAAGATCAAACTGATTCAAATCATCAACGAAGGTATGCAGGTCACTCAAGAAATTGAAACTCTAACCGGCGGCCTCAATGACACCATCAAGGCTGTGGCCGAAGAACTGGAAATCAAACCAGGTGTACTGAAAAAAGCCATCAAGCTGGCACACAAGGCCGAATTTGGCAAAGCCAAACAAGACCACGAACTGCTGGAAACAATTTTAGAAACTGTTGGCAAGACCTTATAAATATCTGTTTCAACAGCGAGTCGCTACCGTAAGCAGCATGAATCACGGCCTTCCGGCCATAAACGGAGAACAATGAGTTATATTGACGCACTATTTGATCGTGAGCACGATCGCATTCATGTTGTAGAACGCCGCGATGGCATTCGCAAATATCAAGAGTACCCTGCAAATTACGTTTTTTACTACGACGATGCTCGTGGCAAATTTCGCAGTATCTACGGCAATCCAGTTTCAAGATTCAGTTCCAAAAACAACAAAGAATTTCGCAAAGAAGTGCGACAGCACAGCCACAAGCAGTTGTATGAAAGCGATATCAACCCAATCTTTCGTTGTCTAGAAGACAACTACAAGGGTCAAGATGGTCCCAAGCTACAAACAGCATTTTTTGACATTGAAGTAGCATTTGACAAAGAGCGTGGGTTTTCACCTACCACAGATCCTTTCAATCCTATCACAGCAATATCAGTGTACCTGGACTGGCTGGATCAACTGATTACTATGGCAGTGCCGCCGCGAGGGTTGAGTTGGGAAACTGCACAGGAACTGGTAGCAGAGTTTGACAACACATTTTTGTTTGAACGTGAAGAAGACATGATCAAGATGTTTCTTGACATCATCGATGATGCTGATGTGTTGAGTGGTTGGAACTCCGAGGGCTATGATATACCTTACACAGTAAACCGTACCACACGGGTGCTCAGCAAGGATGACACTCGCAAGTTTTGCTTGTGGGGACAGTTGCCCAAAAAACGCATGTTTGAACGTTTTGGTGCAGAGAACGAAACATACGACTTGATTGGTCGAGTGCATATGGACTATATGCAACTGTATCGCAAGTACACTTACGAAGAACGTCACAGTTATAGCCTAGATGCCATTGCTGAATACGAACTAGGCGAACGCAAGACACAGTTCGAAGGCACACTGGATCAGTTGTATAATCAACACTTCAAGAAGTTTATTGAATACAACCGTCAGGACACTGCACTGATCGGCAGACTGGACAAGAAGCTGAAGTTCTTGGATCTGGCCAACGTGTTGGCACATGAAAACACTGTGCTGTTGCAGACCACCATGGGTGCTGTGGCAGTGACTGAGCAAGCTATTATTATCGAAGCCCACGAACGTGGAGTTGTTGTTCCTAACCGCAAAGAAAGACTCGCAGATGAAGACACACAAGCCGCAGGTGCCTATGTTGCTTACCCCAAAAAAGGCATCCATGAATACATTGGCAGTATTGACATCAACTCGCTCTATCCCTCGGCTATTCGTGCGCTCAACATGGGGCCAGAAACCATTGTTGGTCAACTCAGACCCACGGCAACTGATAAATTGATTCGTGACAACATGTCTCAAGGGCAAAGCTTTGCTGCTGCCTGGGAAGGCTTGTTTGCCAGCATAGAGTATACTGCTGTGATGGAACAGAATCGCGGCAGCGAAATCACCATTGACTGGCAAGATGGCACAGAAAGCACACACTCAGGTGCTGAAATTTGGCACATGATTTTTGATTCTAACCAGCCCTGGATCATGAGCGCCAATGGCACTATTTTCACTTATGAACGTGAAGCAGTGATTCCAGGCCTGCTGAAACGTTGGTATGCTGAACGCAAACAAATGCAGGCCAAACTCAAAGAGTGCATTGACTCAGGAGACAAAGCTGCCGAAGAGTATTGGGACAAGCGTCAATTGGTCAAGAAGATTAACTTGAACAGCTTGTATGGTGCTATTTTGAATCCAGGATGTAGATTCTTTGACAAACGTATTGGACAGAGTACCACACTCACAGGCCGTAGTATTGCTAAACACATGGATGCGTATGTCAACGAATGTATCACAGGCAAATATGATCATGTGGGCGAGACCATCATCTATGGCGACACAGATTCGTGTTATTTCTCGGCCTGGCCAGTGTTGCAGAAGTCTGTGGAAGCTGGCGAAATGGAATGGAACAAAGAAATTTGCATTCAGCTGTATGATTCAATTGCTGATCAAGTCAACGAAAGCTTTCCTGGATTTATGGAGCAAGCATTTCATTGTCCCAGGGAAATGGGTTCAGTGATCAAGGGCGGTCGAGAAGTTGTGGCATCAAAAGGACTGTTTATTACCAAAAAGCGATATGCTGTGATGATTGTGGACAAAGAAGGCAAACGTCAAGACATCAATGGCAAGCCGGGCAAGGTCAAAGCCATGGGGCTGGATCTAAAACGCAGCGATACTCCCAAAGTGATTCAAGACTTCTTGAGTGATGTATTGCACGATGTGCTAACAGATGCCACACGCGATGCTGTGGTTGAAAAAATACGCACATTCAAATATGTGTTTTCAGAACGTCCAGCCTGGGAAAAAGGTTCACCCAAGCGTGTCAACAATTTGACCAAGTATGGTGCTGCCGAGGCTGCGCAAGGCAAAGCCAATATGCCAGGACATGTGCGAGCAGCACTGAACTGGAACACACTGCGTCGCATGAACAGCGACAACTATTCAATGCAGATTGTGGATGGCATGAAAACCATTGTGTGCAAGTTAAAGTCGAATGCATTGGGCTGGACATCAATTGGTTATCCCACTGACGAGCAGAGACTGCCCGCCTGGTTCACAGAATTGCCTTTTGATGACGGGCTCATGGAAGCCACTGTGGTTGACGGCAAAGTTGACAACTTGTTGGGTGTGTTGGACTGGGACTTGGCAGCAGCCACCAACACTGAAAACACATTTACCTCACTGTTTAGCTTCTAATGAAACTGAGTGATTTGGTTGCCTATAGAAACTTGTTGGAAGAATATTCCCTGGCGGATATTCACCAACAGTCTCGCGGTCAGCTCAATGCTGTGATGCATCAAGTGGTCAACCATGGACTACAATTCAAACAGTTCAGCAGGGAACTGGGGCAGGATGCTGCCGCAATTGATTCAGCATTTGTCAAATTTGGTACCACTATCAACGACATCAAACAACACCTAGATGTGTTGATTGAGCAACAATATCCCGACATGCTTAGAGAAAGCCTGCGTTGGTTTGAACACGAAAGCATATACGAGGCCACTGACTATGTGCTGAATCGCAAACTGCATCTTGATCCAGCTAGTCAGGAATTGTTGTTGGGTCGAGTATTGAGATACACTGATTGGCGATTGCCTGGGTTGTGTTTTAGACCTGGATTAGAAAAATGGGTAGAACACTTGGTACCCTTGGATCCGTTGTATCTGGTAGACCACAACACTGAGTTATTGGCACCAGCAGTGGCAGGGTTTCACGAGCAGTATCAGCGCAGACTGAGATTGTATACCATTAATGATTGCAACAACAATCAGGCTATTTTATCACAACTACCCAACAATCAATTTGGTTATGTGTTTGCCTACAACTGGTTCAATTTCAAACCATTGCAGGTAATCGAGCAGTACCTACGTGAACTGTGGCACAAGGTACGACCTGGCGGTACAGTGTTGATGACATTCAATGACTGCGATTATGCACATGGTGTTGCACTAGCCGAACGCAATTTTATGTGCTTTACCCCGGGCACACGCATCATGAAGGCTGCCGAAACAGTGGGGTTTGACACCCTGGATCGACATCGCGGGCTAGGTGATGTAGCCTGGTTAGAATTCCAAAAGCCCGGAAAAATTTACAGCCTGCGCGGCGGCCAAACATTGGCCAAAATAATTGAGAAATAATATCAATTTAGTTGAAAAATCTAAATATATCCTGTATAATTGTTTAAAGGAGAAATCATGAGAGACCATTTGTTAGACCTAGTACAACACAGCATTGACCTTGGCTGTATCGACATGTTGAAAATTGAGGGCACTGAGACCGAGACCAAAATCATTGGTGTAGGCAATGATCAAAGTGTGGTGATTGATGGTGTATTCCATCATCCAATTGCTGAGTTTGTGGGATCGTTTGGCATGCCTAATCTGCCCAAACTCAAAACTATTTTGAATCTTGATGAGTACAAACAAGATGCCAACTTGACCATGAGCCGCAACAACAGCGGTGATCTTGACGGCATTGAATTTGCCAACAAGTCTGGAGACTTTCGCAACACCTATCGATTCATGGTAGCAAATGTTGTGGCCAGCAAAGTGCCCACACCTAAGTTCCGTGGAGCCAACTGGCACGTTGAATTCCAGCCAGCCGCTGCCAACATTCAACGCCTGAAATGGCAAATGAGTGCCAATGCTGAAGAACCCAACTTTCAAACCAAAGTTGAAAACGGCGATTTGAAGTTCAGCTTTGGTGCAGCGGCCACACACGCTGGCAACTTTGTGTTTCAATCAGCAGTGACAGGAACACTCAAACGCAGTTGGAATTATCCTGCCGCACAGATTGCCAGCATTTTAGGCAGCAGTGGCGACAAAACCATGAAACTCAGTGACGATGGTGCTATGCAGATCACTGTGGATTCAGGACTGGCTGTTTACAACTACATCATCCCTGCTCAGACCAAGTAATGACTGATTCTATTGTTCAAGACAATCTCACAGCCAAGCAGTCAGACTATGCTGTGTTTTTACCAGCTATCTCAGGCTTCTATGCTACCTTTGTAGGAAAACAAAGGAACGAGCACTATGTGGATCCTGCACGTTTCCCTGCTGGGCTCACAGACATGGAACAGATGAATTGGCTCAACAGCCAAAAAGCCTTGTTTCCGTATCGTTGGAGTCTGTATTCTGGTGGGCATGCCAACTTGGACTTGAACAAGCAGGACTGGTCAGAGGACATGGTTCGCAACCGAGAGCCCGGCACGTTCATCCTAGGCGACTCAGGTGGATTTCAAATTGCCAAAGGCCTGTGGGAAGGCGATTGGAAAGCCAACTCGGGTTGTCCAAAAGCACAAAAGAAACGTGAGTTGATTCTAAACTGGCTAGACACAGTGGCTGACTACGGAATGATTCTTGATATTCCAACTTGGGTCATTCACGACAAGAAAGCATCAGAAGCCTGTCAGATTACCACATTGCAAGAAGCCGTGGATGCCACCAAGTTCAACAACGAATACTTCATGCGTCACCGCAAGGGTGTAAAGAATGGTGGTGCCAAGTTCTTGAACGTGTTGCAGGGAGACAACCACACCAGTGCGGATGCATGGTACGAGACCATGAAGGAATATTGTGATCCTGCAAAATATCCAGACACACATTTTGATGGGTGGTCAATGGGTGGTCAGAACATGTGCGATGTTCATTTGGTGTTGCGACGACTGGTGGCTTTGCGATACGACAACTTGCTGCAACAGGGAGTACATGACTGGATGCACTTCTTGGGCACATCAAAACTAGAGTGGGCGGTGTTGCTCACTGTTATTCAGAGAGCTGTGAGAAAATATGTCAACCCTGCTTTTACTATCTCTTTTGATTGTGCTAGTCCATTCCTTGCAACGGCGAACGGGCAAGTCTATTTTGAAAACGTTTTTGAGCACGATTCTAAGTGGTCGTACAGAATGGCGCCGTCGGCAGACGACAAAAAGTACTCAACAGACACCCGCAAGTGGTCAGACGGAGTAGTACAAGACGGTGTCTATCCACGTTGGGAAGACTCACCAATCAGCAACATGCTGAAGATGAAAGACATCTGTATCTACAAGCCAGGTGTGCCCAAAGCAGGTGTTGTTATCACAGAAGAAAACTTCCGTGATCCAGAAATGTATGATGTATTGCCTGATGTCAACAAGAACAGCAAGTGGGGTAAGACATCCTGGGACAGTTTCAGTTATGCCTTGCTGATGGGTCACAACGTTTGGATGCATTTGACTGCGGTGCAAGAAGCCAACCGACGCTTTGATGCTGGTGAACATCCTGCTATGATGCAACGTTCGGGAGGTGATTACGCCAAGTTTGCGGACATTGTAGAAGCTATCTTTGCAGCACCAGACCGTGACAGTGCAGAAGCCATAATTGAACACTATGACACATACTGGATGGAGATTGTGGGCACACGCGGATTCAAAGGCAAAAAGACCAAAAACGCACGTACACAGTTCAACGCATTGTTCAGTTTGGACGAACCCGAGGTTGCACAATCCAATGACGACAGTGTACAATTAGACAACAACAAACTCGATCAACTAGAGCAGGATCAACAATGAATCGCAAAGGACACGACCATGTGAATTTTTTCACTGGTACAGAAGTAGAAAAAACTCCTGCATTTGGCAAACAAACACTGTTTGTGGTAGGTGTGCAAAGTGTCGAAAGTGTTGCACTGAATTTACAAGGCTGCGAACATATCTTTTTTGGAGCCAATCACAGCTTTGATCCCAAAGACAATCTAGAGTGGGCACGTTGGGAAGGCATGATCGGATACTTTCTTGAGCGTGGTTATTTGTGCAGTTTGGATATTCCCACAAGTGCTGTAGAGCAATTCAATGACTCGGGCTTGTGCGAATATCGCAACTTTGTGCCACAGATTCGTGTGAGCATTCCGTATATTAAATTGTGGAACTACAACACCATGATCAAGATTGACGACAACGATTTTGACGCAACCAATCCCGGCGTATGGACGCACAGCTTGCACAGCCTAATGTCAAAGCGAACGTTCACAGACTGGGATCAATACAACAAGGACCAACCTATATGAATCAACAACAAAGAGAAACAGTAGAACGCATTATGACTGCGGCAGAGCGTAAAATTTGGATCACGTTTCGCAAGGAAGGCATTCACTGCTATCCTGCAGCCGCAACTGATCCTGCACTGGCCACAGGCGACGAGTATGATGTGAGCTTTCTTGGCACACCACACCGTCACATCTTTCACTTTCGTGTTTGGATCGACGTGATTCACAATGATCGAGACATTGAGTTCATCCAGTTCAAACGCTGGTTAGAGAATCTTTACAGAGACAGTATTCTACAGTTGGATTACAAGAGCTGTGAAATGATGGCAGATGATCTATATCTACAGATTGCTGCAAAGTATCCAGATCGTGCGGTCTGGATTGAGGTTGCCGAAGATGGTGAAAACGGCGCCCTTATAAAGTACGAAACTTACCGCCCTCAACTCAGTGTTAACATTTAAGGAAGTATCATGGCCAAGCCTACATTCAAACCCAACCAGCGCCTGACTGAGATCTTTGAAGATCTCGAAGTGTTCTTGGAATTCTGCCAAGACTACGGGTATCGTTACAACGAGAGCGATCTCTACAACTTCAAAAGCTATGCTTGGCAACAGTTTACCAAGTACAGCACCGGCAAGAACGCCAAGAACATGTGGTGGGAAGATGCACGCCGCTTTGCAGGATACCGCCCAGCATGAGAAAGCTGTTCTACATGGGCTTGGAGAGCTACGAAGCCCGTTACACACTACAGCTCACAGAGTGGAACCGGCGTGTTTTTGAACGCCGTGGCTTAGACGTTGTGTATGTACCCGGCAACACCATTGACAACACACAGGCCATCTCAGTGGGTCAAGTGTTGGATGCACATGGTCGCAGTTACTTTGCCATGAGCCAGATGATGAATTTGGTTCAGATGATGAAGAACGGTGATGTCACAGGTGACGATGTGATCTACTTTGAAGACATGTTCCAGCCAGGCTTTGAAAGTCTTGGCTATATCATGAATCAGATTCCACGTGAACAATGTCCCAAAATCTATGTGCGTTGTTTGGCACAGGCCATTGACCCTGATGACTTTGTGCATGTATGGGGTATGGCAAAGTGGATGAACTTGTATGAACAAATGGTCAATGAAATGGTGGCTTTCTCGGGGGGTGCAGTATTGGCTACCAATGAGGAAATGGTCGCGCACATGCGCATTGCTGGATGGACTGCTCCAATCTACAACATTTCTGGTCTTGCATTTGGAAAGGCGGAAGTACTGGAGCGGATCGGTGGACTGGAAAAAATCCAACCGTTTAATCAGCGTTCCCGGAGGGTGGGTTTCGCAGCAAGGTTTGACCAAGAAAAGCAACCTGGCTTCTTTATGGATCTCATTGAAATGTATGGCGAGCTTACCACGGAGCCATGTGAGTTTGCAATTTACAGTGGCGGACCTTTGCGATCCAACAATCCAGAGTATGTTGAACGTGCCCGCCGTATGGAGGCAGAAGGCAAACTCCAGATCTATGACAACATAAGCAAGAACGAATACTATGCTCACCTTAACAATACTCGTGTGCTGTTTAATTGTGCTCTACAAGACTGGGTCTCTAACACAGTTTCCGAGGCTGACACTCTTGGCTGCAATGTTCTTTATCCTGCCTATCGCAGTTTCCCCGAAACTTTTGCAAACGATCCAAACAGGCTTTATGTCCCTTGGAGTATAGACGATGCCTACCACAAAATGCAACTACTCTTACGAGAACCGCATCACAACATGGGACTTATTAGCGATTGGAACAATGCCACTGTGGATCGTGTTGTTGATATCGTTACTGGCATGGGTGAGCAGTGGAATCGAGCGGGCAATCGCTATCGTGACCATGCTGCTCACGAAAAATATCAAGTTGTAAAGATTGAATCATGAATGTTGTAGTAACAGGCGCTGCTGGCTATATTGGCGGCCAAGTGGCATTGCAGTTGCAAGATGCAGGCCACTCTGTAACAGGCATTGACCGCAGACCTTTGCCACAACACCTTCGAGGTATAATGAAGTTTGTGCAAGCAGACTTTGACAGCGACGAGTCCTATAAATTGTTGTTGGATGTGCAGCCCAATGCTATTGTACATTGTGCCGGTACTAGCCTGGTTGGGCCCAGCATTAAAAAACCTTCAGATTACTACAACAACAATGTGGCCAAGACCCTGCACCTGCTTAATTTTATAACACAGGCTTTGCCTCGAACTAGATTTATTTTTAGTTCAAGCGCAGCAGTATACGGTGAACCTATTATGACACCATGTCACGAAGTTGATCCTTTGCAACCTATCAGTCCCTACGGTCAAAGCAAATTGATGACAGAAATGATCTTGGAGAGCTATCATTGTGCTTATGGGCTGGACTATGTGGCATTCCGCTACTTCAATGCCTGCGGTGCCGACAGCCAAGCTAGGCATGGACAAGAGACAGGTGCCACGCACATCATTGCCAGGGTGCTGGAAAGCATTAGAGATCAACAAGATTTTGTGCTCAACGGCATTGACTATGCCACCCCCGACGGAACCTGTGTGCGTGACTATGTGCATGTGGAAGACATTGCTAGAGCACATGTCATGGCATTGGATCAGACAGTTCCTGCTGGAGTATACAATCTTGGATCCAACACAGGAACCAGCAACAGAGAAATTATTGACACAGCACAACAGGTCACTGGCAGTGCTGTGGTAATTCAAGTAGGCAAAAAGCGAGCAGGCGATCCTCCTGTGCTCACAGCCAGCGCCGCTAAGTTTGAATTGGTTGTAGGTAATTGGAAACAACACAGCTTGACTGACATGATTCGTCATGCATGGGCCTGGTACAATGTTTGATAAGATCTTAAAATTTGAACAAGAGTTGGCCGAGTTTACCGGCGCACCTTATGCCATCATGACCGACTGTTGCACACATGCTATCGAACTGTGCTTGCGACATGACCGGGTGCGTGAAGTGGTGATGACTCCATATACCTATCTCAGCATACCTATGACCATGCACAAGTTGGGCATCAAGTATTACTACAAAGAAGAAGAATGGACGGGCGAATATCGTTTTCACGGTACTAGAATCTGGGACTCAGCACGAAGACTTGAAAAAGATATGTATCGTGCTGGATCAATGCAGTGCTTGAGTTTTGGATACACCAAGCCCTTGCACATAGGTCGTGGTGGCGCTATCTTGTTGGACGATTTAGCCGCATACAAAACTATAATTCGTCAACGCTACGATGGTCGAGATCTTGATATCTCGCCCTGGCAAACTCAAAAAACATTTCATGTGGGCTATCACTACAAACCCACGCCCGAAGAAGCAGAAATTGGCAGTGCGTTGTTGGTAGGTCTGCGGGAAAGCAAACCCAACCCTGTGCCAGTACTTTACCCTGACTTACGCAATATAACTATTGTATGAATTGTATACGTCGACAACATTCAGGGTTGCTGCATTATGGTGCATTGCATCTTGCCCCAGGTCATATTGACACTGTGGAACAAGTTGAATCTATAGTGCTCAGAGATCTCAATGACAGTGGTCTAACCATTGATGATTTAAAATCCAATACTTTGTTGTTGGACTTTAGGTGCGAAGGACAATGTGACAAACTTGTCAAGAATATAATCACATATTTTCGCAGTGTTCCAGTGATGGATATAGCCGTGATATTCAATGCCAAGGTCAATGTTGATGAGTTAGATTATCTCGCAGTGTCAGATCCCGAAACTCTGGTAGATCATCAACAATGGTTTACTTTGCTAAAACAACATGCATTGATTCAGGACACAGACTGTGACTTTTTGTGTCTAATGCGTAGACCCAGTCATACCAGGGCAAAACTGGCCAGTCGACTTTTAAAAGAAGTTGGTAGTTTAAGAATCAGTTTTGGATCTATGTACCAGTCGCCGGGTTGGCTTGTTGACTATCAACATTATTTTTCTGACCACTCATTGCCGTTGTTGTTGGATGGTATAACTGTTAGAGATCACCGCAAACTGGAGTATCAAGTTGACAGTGCACTATTTAGAAAGTGTGCTGTAAATATCATTGTTGAAAGTTCCAGTCAGACAGGTACAGATAGTTGGCACAGTATTTTTGTCACAGAAAAAACGTTCAAGGCTTTTGGAATGCTGCAATTGCCAATTTGGTGGGCAGTACCCGGAGTGGTAGACTGTGTGCGAAACATGGGATTTGATGTGTTTGACGACATAATTGATCACAGTTACGACCAAGAACACAATGAAGATCTAAGATTTGAAATGTTGATCAAACAGATCAAACAGTTGGAATCTAAAAATCTTGCACAACTCAGAACTGAATTGATGCCTCGCCTCATAGCCAATTGGGAAACACTTGATCATAAATGCAATGCTAATTTTGGGCAATTTCGACGCATATTAAAAGATTTAAATCTTGACACTGCAATCTAAATACATTACAATAGCACAAAGACATCCACGTCATTAACTCGGAGAACTGAATTGACAAAAAACTTTATCCCGCATCCAATCATCCATGCGGATTCAAAAAACAAATTTATACCCAAAAATTACAACATTCCGCTTGAAGAAACAGGCCTAGATGCAATGGCAGGCGATGGTGGATACCGAGAAGAAAAGTATCTTGGAAATTACCTTCGTGCAAAGATGAAGCGTGACGGCAAAAGATTTTGGGCAGGTGACAACATCAGTGAGTATGTTAACGAACAAGACAAAGAGCAACTGATCGACGAAGCCACAGAAGCATTTGAACTAGTGCTTGACCGTTTGCTGATTGATCGAGAAACAGATCCCAACTCAAAAGGCACAGCAAGACGACTGGCCAAAATGTACTTTAACGAAATCATGGAAGGTAGATATGAGCCAGAACCAGACGCAACCGCTTTTCCCAATGACTCAGCGGATCGATATGAAGGAATGCTTGTGGTGCGCAGTGAGCTTCGCAGTATGTGCAGTCATCACCACCAACCTGTCAGTGGCGTTGCTTATATCGGGATTATTGCCGCTCAAAAGCTCATTGGTCTTAGCAAGTACACTCGTATTGCTCAGTGGTGTGCTCGTCGTGGCACACTACAGGAAGAACTTTGTAATGACATTGCCCGCGAGATTTGCAGGGCCACCGATTCAGAAAGCGTAGCAGTATACATTCAGGCCACACACGGTTGCTGTGAGAATCGCGGCATTATGGCTCACAGTAGCCTCACACAAACCACAGTACTAAGAGGCGCCTTCAAACAAGACCAAAGTGTCAAGAAGGAATTCTTTGACAACATCAAACTACAACAGGACTTTGCACCACGATGACCGATCTTGAACAAGCACAAGCTGCGGGAATCGCCCCGTGGGATTTAAAAGTTGTCGACCTTAGTGATTTTCATGTGACTGTGTTTGAAGATCGATATCCTGTTGCTGTTGGGCATCTACTGTTTGTACCCAACTACAACACTCCTACAGTGATAGTAGATGCGTTTGAATCTGCGTTGGCTCAGGGTAATCGTATGGTGGCCGCGAGCAAATGCGATGCATTTAACATTGGAATCAACATGGGATCAGCAGCAGGTCAGACTGTGATGTATCCGCATGTGCACTTGATTCCGCGACGCACCGGAGACTGTGCCGACCCTGTGGGCGGAGTGCGTGGCGTAATTACTGGGCAAGCCAACTACAAGCAATCAGGCTATCGTCAACCTGGATAAGTACTATCTCAGCGGCCTTTCCGGCATTCATCCCGCTATACAAACTCTGCAGGCCTATGCTATAATATACATAGGAGAACACAATGGCAAAATATCTTTCAACAAAAACTTACGGCAACGACCGCGGACTTTCATGCTGTTTTAGACAGTGGCGCAGTGCTCACAGTCACTGTAGTCTACTGCACGGATACTCAATCGGAATCAAGTTGGTGTTTGAATCGGAAACACTAGATGATCGAAACTGGGTCATGGACTTTGGTGGACTCAAGGCATTCAAAGAGTGGAGTGAATGGCAATTTGATCATACCACTGTGATTGGTCATGATGATCCTCATCTGGCAAAGTTCAAAGAACTGGCTAAGTTGGGCAAGCAGGCAGAAGGCGGTGTACTAGATCTACGTATTGTAGAAGCAGTAGGTTGCGAAAAGTTTGCCGAACTAGCTTATCGTACAATGGCAGAAATTCTAGAAGCATATCAGCAAGGACAGGGTTGGACACACCCAGATGGTCGTGTGTTTGAAGCACGTTATCCTGTGGGCGCAGGTGTTAGATTGCGCAGTGTGGAAGTGTTTGAACATGCTGGTAACTCAGCAACCTACGAAGGGTGAACATGAAACCTAAATTTGACATAGCCCTTCTACTGCCCACTCGTGGGCGTACTGAAGCATTGATCACCAGTGTGAAAAGTGTGTTTGAATTGGCAGACATTCCTGATCGCTTACAGATGCTGTTTGCGTTTGATCGAGATGACGAAATTGGTAAAAAGTTTTTCCAAGATGAAATCCAACCTTGGCTGGACGAGAAGAAGTATCACTATACAGCCATGTTGTTTGATACCATGGGCTATGTTGGTCTGCATCGTTACAACAACAAACTGGCAGAAAAAACAGACGCCCGGTGGTTGGTAATCTGGAACGATGATGCTATCATGGAAACTCAGGGATGGGATACGGAAATCATGAAGCATCAAGGTGATTTCAAACTGCTGGCATTTCATACACACAATGATCATCCCTACAGCATCTTTCCTATTTTGCCACGAGAGTGGTACGAATTGCTGGGATATATTAGTCCGCATCCCACACAAGATGGCTGGCTCAGTCAACAGGCATACATGCTAGACATATGGGAGCGTATTCCTGTGTGGGTCACGCACGATCGACACGATCTTACTGGAAACAATCTCGACGAAACTTATAAGAATCGTGTGATGTACGAGGGAAAACCCAATGATCCTCGAGATTTCCACAGTGTGGAACAACTGAGCCTACGTCATCAAGACTGCTTCAAACTTGCTGCGCATCTTAAACAGAACTACAACAAAGACATGACATTTTTTGAAAACGTATTCAAAGGCACACAAGATCCTTGGGAAAAATTAGCACAGAACGATGTCAATCAACAGATGGTGCAATTTGACAATCCGCACAAACATTTTAGTAAATAACGGATGAAAACAAAAATTGCATGGGTTCAACCCAATTTCCAACAAGGTCCCAAAGAATTCAACGCATACTACCTACCTTATTCAGCAGGTGTAGTATGGAGTTACAGCCTTCATGATTCTGCCATACGCGATCAGTTCGAAGTTACCGAGTGGATATGGCGTAGAGAAGCCATTGAGGAAACAGCACAGCGTCTAGCAAAAAATGACATTATAGCATCCAGTGTATATGTATGGAATCATCGTTATAACTATGCCCTGTGCAAACGAATAAAAGAAATCAATCCCAACGTGTTGATTGTGATCGGCGGGCCCGAGCCAGCAATCACAGACCCTAAATTGTTTCTTGACAATCCTTGGATGGACCTGGTAGTGTGCTACGAAGGCGAAATAACTTTCAAGCGTTTGCTACAACATTATCATAACAAAGACTGGGAGTCAGTGCCGGGCTTGTTGATCAACCAGAACGGCGAAGCAGTAAAAACCCAAGACTCTGAACGTATTGAGGAACTAGGAGATGTTCCTAGTCCGTACCTGGCCGGAATTTTTGATGACTTGATAGCTAAACATCCTGAGATCACTTGGCAAGGTACACTGGAAACCAATCGTGGTTGTCCATATGCTTGTACATTCTGTGACTGGGGCAGTTTGACCTATAACAAAGTCAAAAAGTTTGGCCTGGAGCGTGTGTACGCTGAATTAGAGTGGATGGCACGACGCAACTTTGACTGGATCTCAATCACCGACGCCAACTTTGGTATGTTTCCCGAGCGCGATGGTTTGATTGCCGACAAGATCATTGAGTGCCAAGAAAAATACGGATCACCACGTACATTCTCTGTGGCCTGGGCCAAGAATCAAAAGAAAGAAGTAATTGACATTGTCAAAAAGTTGCTGGACAGCAAAGGCTTCAATCAAGGACTTACACTGAGTGTGCAAAGTCTTGACTTGGATGTATTAGAAAACATCCGACGCAAAAACATGGAAATGAACAAGCTAGAAGAAGTATTCAGCTTGTGTGACCAACGCAACATTCCTGCCTATACAGAATTGATCCTTGGGTTGCCTGGGGAGACCATGGAGACTTGGAAGAAAAACTTTTATGCCTTGTATGATCTAAATCAGCACACTGGCATCACTGTTTTCCAGGCGCAGTTGTTGGAGAATGCTGAAATGAACTTGCTGCAAAAAAAGCTGTTCAAGATCACTAGCCAACCAGTCACTGACTATTTTGCCGGCAGCTACAGTGTAGAACACATTGAAGAAAGCATTGACGTAATCACTGGCACCAAAGATATGCCTACTCCAGTCATGCTGGATGCACAAATTTTTAGTTGGTTTCAGACTACATTTCACATCAATGGGTTTGCTACCTTGATTGCTAGATTTGTAAACAAGCATCTGGGCATCAGCTACAACGACTACTACGAAGATCTGTTTGCATACTGCAAATCAAATGCGTGGATTGCCAAAGAAGAGGCTGAAGCTAGGCAGTATTTTGGAAACTGGATGACCACTGGAAAAATTGATCACCCCAAAATTGGTGTTGAGATACATGGCTGGAACATTATTCATCGTACCAGCATGAACATGCACAGCGAAAACAAAACTGATGAATTGTATGATTTCATTGAAACATTTTTGCAAAGATACAATTTGCCACAGGATCTGATTGACAGTGTGATGAAACTGCAACGTTCGTACTATATCAAGTACGATGCTCGAAATCACTATCCAATGGTGTTGGAACTAGACTACAATATTTGGGATTTTCTCAGCTTTGACCAGCCATTGACCAAGGCCAAAACTCAATACAAATTGGATTTTCCTGAAGACAAAACCATGAGTTTCAACAGATTTCTAGAGTTGTTTTATTTTGCTCGTCGTCGAAACTTTGGCAAAGCCACTGTGGACCTTGTGGGCACAACAAGTACCAAGGGAGCACAACGTGGTGCAGGCGCAGCAAAAGCACAAGGATCATTCTCAATCAAACAACTGTCATGACACGACTGTTTACATTTGGATGTAGCTACACTAACTATCGGTGGAGCACGTGGGCAGACTGCCTTGCCCCAGAATTTGATTACTTTGAGAACTGGGGTCAAGGCGGTGGCGGCAATCATTACATATACAACAGCGTAATGGAGGCTGATCAGCGTCATTGTTTTGGTGCAGGCGACACTGTAATTGTATGCTGGTCTACTTTTATGAGAGACGATAGATATGTACAAGGTCGTTGGCATACTCTAGGTGGTATGTTTACTACTCCAATATATCAATCCGAATACTTGAAATCTCATGTAGATGAGCGAGGGTATGTTATACGTGACCTTGCGTTTATTAAAGGTGTAAAATCATTGTTAGAAACTAAACCTAATCTAACATGGAAATTTCTTAGTCTAGCCAATCTCAAGCTGGGCACTAGGTGCGAGACGGCGCCTGGCGAACCCAAAGATGTGATGGAAGTGTATGCAAATGTGCTAGATACAATATTGCCCAGCTACCAGGAAACAATATTTAAAAACGGATGGAAACAGGCAGAAGATCCTCACCCATCTCCCGAAGAACACTTAGCCTATCTGGATACAGTTTTGCCAGGCTGGGTGACAAAACAATCTACTCGTGTTAAAATGTGCGAAGAGAGTATCAATCTAAATAAAAATCCCCGCAAGCCGGGACTAGCAAAGGTAAAAAGACTATGAAATTCAAAGTTAGTGAATTATTTTATTCAGCGCAGGGCGAAGGTCGCTATGTGGGAGTGCCCAGTGTGTTCCTTCGCATGTTTGGCTGCAACTTTACCTGTTCGGGATTTGGCTGCAAGCCTGGAGAAAAAAGCACCGAAGCAGATGAGGTAGCAAAAACTGTTGAACTGTACAAAACGTTTGAAGAACTACCCTTGGTGAACACTGGCTGCGACAGCTATGCCAGCTGGCATCCTGCGTTCAAGCACTTGAGCCCAACATATACTGCCGAAGAACTTGTGGACAAAATGGCAGCGATATTGCCCAATGGAGTGTGGCAACAACCCAATGGCAATCCTGTGCACTTGGTAATCACGGGTGGTGAACCCTTGCTGGGTTGGCAACGTGCTTATCCAGAACTGCTGGACCTGTTGCACGAACGTGGTCTGCGCCACATCACATTTGAAACCAATGGTACCCAAGAACTTGGTGCAGAATTCAAACAGTACTTGTTGAATTGGTTTGGTGAGATTACATTTAGTGTAAGTCCAAAGTTGAGTGTGAGTGGCGAAAGCTGGGATGATGCCATCAAGCCTGATATTGTGTGGGACTACGAAACATACGGCATCACCTACATGAAGTTTGTGGTAGAAAAGATTGCAGACTTTGATGAACTGGATCGTGCAGTACATCAGTATCGACTGCGTGGGTTTGCTGGTCCTGTGTTTGTGATGCCCGTGGGCGGGGTAGTCAGTGTGTACGATGGCAACCGTATCAATGTTGCTGACGAAGCACTGCGTCGAGGTTACTGGTACAGTCCAAGATTGCATGTGGATCTTTGGGGCAATGGTTGGGGGAAATAAATGTTTGATCAAATCAAAGCATTGTTTGGTGCAAACGCCAACGTAAATCCTAAACCCACTGTACTAAAGCCTGAGCCGCCGCCTGCTCCGCCCAAGAAAAAAGCACCTGAAAAGTCAGCCAAAGAATTGGCCACCGAAAGTGGCGAACCTTATGTGGCCGTGCTCAGCATGGATGTAGACCCAGACAATCTGCACCAAGGCGCATTTGAACTAGACTGGAATGACATCTTTGTGGCTCGTCTGGTCAAGGCCGGCTACATGATGAAACCCACAGATACCGATGCTGACATTGTGGATCGCTGGTTCCAGAATGTGTGTCGTCATGTTGTGATGGAAACTTGGGAACAAGAACAAGCCATCAAACAATCGGGTATCTATGTACAAACCAAACCTCTAGGCAACGGCAGGAGCGAAGTGTCATGATTTTTAACCACATCAAAGAACTCAAATCCCAAGGCAAAAAAATTGGCATTACATTCAGCACCTTTGACATGTTGCATGCTGGACACATTGCCATGCTGAGCGAAGCTCGAAATTATTGTGATTACCTTATTGCCGGACTTCAAACTGATCCCACTACTGATCGTCCTGACACCAAAAACAAACCAATTCAAAGTGTAGTCGAACGTCAGATACAGCTGGCCGCTTGTCGTTACGTAGATGAAGTTGTTGTTTATCAAACAGAACAAGATCTTGTTGACTTACTGTTGATCTTACCAGTGGACGTTCGTATCCTTGGGGTAGAATACGAAGGCAAAGACTTCAGTGGCCAACACGAATGTTACATGCGAAACATTGAAATTGTGTTTAACGGCCGAGATCATTCATTTAGTAGCAGTAGTTTGCGCAAGCGAGTTGTTGCCGCAGAAATAGAAAAAGAACTAATCAAAAAATGATATTGTATGTCAACGGCGATAGCCATGCCGCGGCTGCTGAAGCTGTGGTTCCACATGCCTGGGCACAAGACGACGGGCTTCTTTGGGGCATGGGCCAGAAACCGCATCCCGCCAACGTTCGTGCCAGTTTTGGCTGCGAACTTGCCAATCACTTGTTTGCTATACTAGATCTAGATGCCCAAGCAGGTGGAAGTAACGCCCGTATTATGCGCACCACCAGAGATTGGATCAAACGTAATCATGCTGATTTAGATAACACGTTTATGTTGATACAGTGGAGCACCTGGGAACGAGAAGAATGGTTTTATGACAACGAGTGGTGGCAAGTAAACGCATCCGGTATTGATCATGTGCCTCCGGAACTGGAACAACGTTACAAACAGTTTGTGGTTGATATAGACTGGCCTGCATGTACTCGAAAAGCACATGAAGAAATCTGGCAGTTTCATTGTGAGTTAGATCAACAAGGTATTAGACATTTGTTTTTTAATGCCAACAGTCATTTTGCTATGCCAGTACTAAATGATCAAAATCTTCAAGAACCAGTTATTTTACCACAAGATCAAAAACCATGGGGCGCCAGCTATATTGGCCCATATGACCCTCAACTGACCTACAACAGTGTGCTAAAAAACAACGGATTTGACTATAAAAATCCTGCAAGTTATCATTTTGGTGCGGATGCCCATTGCTTTTGGGGCGAATATCTGTTACAATACATCAAGACCAATCAACTCTTAAGGCCTGATGAAATACCTACTTATTGATACCAGCAACATGTTCTTTCGTGCTCGTCATCAAGCACACAGAGCAGCAGACACTTGGACCAAGCTGGGCTTTGCATTGCACTTGACCATCATGAGCGCCAACAAAGTAGCACGTGATTTAGGTGCAGACCATGTGGTATTTGCACTAGAAGGGCGTAGCTGGCGCAAAGATTACTACAAGCCCTACAAGGCCAATCGTGCTGTGGCCCGTGGTGACATGAGCGAAACAGAAGCAGAAGAAGACAAGCTGTTCTGGGAAACCTATGATGAGCTGACTAAATACTTGTCTACAAAAACCAATTGCAGTGTGATTCGTTGCGCAACAGCCGAAGCGGATGATGTGATTGCACGTTGGATAGCTTTACACCCCCAAGATGAACACACTATCGTAAGCACAGATTCTGACTTTGTTCAGCTGGTGGCCCCCAATGTGCGTCTCTACAACGGCGTCAATGATCACTTGTTTACTGTGGATGGTGTAGCTGATGGCAAAGGTAAAAAATTGGCATTCACTGTTGAAAGCAACTCAAAGATCAAAGTTGGCAAACCCAATGCCGACTTTGTGCCTCCTGTGGACTATCACAAGTGGGCACTGTTCTTGAAATGTGTTCGCGGCGATCCCGGCGACAATGTGTTCTCGGCATATCCCGGTGCTCCGGTTAAAGGCACAAAGAATCGTGTGGGCATCACAGAAGCATTTGAAGATCGTGGCCGTCGGGGCTATGCCTGGAACAACATGATGTTGCAACGTTGGGTCGACCACGAAGAGGCCGAACACCGAGTACTGGACGATTATGAACGCAACGTGACCTTGATCGATCTTACCGCACAGCCACAGGCCATCAAAGACACAGTAGACACAGCTATCCGCGAACAAGTCAGCCACAGAGACGTGGGCATGGTAGGTGCTCACTTTTTAAAGTTCTGTGGTCGATACGAACTGACCAAACTCAGCGACCATGCAGATGCAGTGGGTCGCTGGTTGAACAACACATACAAAGGAGCGTTAGATGATACTAGCCAAACCGGTAATAGCTAATCGTTATTGGATACTGAAAAAAGACGATCAAAAAGTAGGCATCGTTGAAGCAGTAGACGACGGATACGACATCAAACTAGAAGACAAAAAACTCAACTACAAAACTATTCCCATGATCAGTCGTAGGGAAAATATTTTGTTTGAGAATCCGATCAAGCCCGCCGAGATACCCAAAAACATTGTACACGGATTTGAAGTTGCAGGCCGTGTGCATAATCCACTGTGGGACGTCAAACATCGATTGCCGCTGTTTACACGAGATACCAAAAGCAAATCGTGGTACGCCGCCGGATGGTATATGGTCAAACAGCACCGCGCTTGGCGAGTTGTACAAAATCCCAAACTTATTACCTTGCAACGTTATGCGTATCAAGGTCCGTTCCATACTCGAGAAGAAGCAAATGAATCCATTTCGTGACCAAGAAAAATTTATGCGAGCTTGTGATCAAAGCGTAGATCAGTTCAATGAAAAACAATACTTAATGTATGTCAAACTTATCAACGAAGAACATCAAGAATTGTTAGAAGCCACGTTGTCAGAAGATCGAGTAGAACAATTAGATGCGTTGATTGATATATTAGTTGTTACCATTGGAGCAATACATAGCTTTGGAGCAGATGCCGAGGGTGCCTGGAAAGAAGTTATGCGAACTAACTTTGCCAAGATTGACAAAGAGACGGGCAAGGTTCGCAAGCGTGAAGATGGCAAAGTTCTCAAGCCAGTGGGCTGGACACCGCCCAATCTTAAACCTTTTGTGAAATGAACAACATGAAACTGATCAACGACCAGTACAATGACTGGTGGGTATGGGTAGAAGATCACAACGAAGATCTGGTACTCAGCCCGCATTTTGACTACGAAGAAGATGCTGTTCAGTGGCGTGATAGAATGATCAAAGAGGTACACAATGTCAAAAATAATGGTTGACATCGATATTGCACCCTACATGGAGTTCAAACAATGAGCCTGCACATACATAGATTTGTTGATGCTGTCAAAGCTGCCGAGTCTCGTGGTCAACGAGACCTACAAATGACCTTGCGAGACGCCAAAGACCTGCATGCTGACATTACCAAGCTGTTGATTACCCTGGAACAGATGCGCAAATTGCCCGAATCAGGCACGGCCGCAGACGATGTTATAACGGTTGAGCTCACTGGCGGAACATTTAAAAACCCCTAGTTATTGACATAAATAACAGTGGAGTTTGCAATGTCAAGACCTAAACCACAAGTACTCATAGAACACACTCACCGACAAACCTACAAGACCGAACAAGTGTTGGCATCTGAAGGAGTGTGGGCAGTGTTTTATGATGGGCAGCCTATCAACCTTAAAACGTTTAATATACTGACACAATATCCAGGACCCAAGTATAAAAAAGTCAGCTTTTCAAATCCTGGACATGCCAAGAACTTGGCCAAAAAACTCAACATACAGTTCAAGTCAGACAAATTCACAGTGGTGTTGTTGACACAAGGGGCGCAAGTGTACCCCAATGAACAGAAGTGATTTTACTCAACAGTGCTGGCAGCAATTGCCAGAAGCCGTACGTCAAACCCGCACCCTAGATCAAACCACTGTGGACTGGTGGCATGATGCCAGAGAAGACGGAGGATGGCGACTCAGTTGGGCTGGCTTGGTTGATCTCACAGACTTGCTGAATCAGGAATCCTGGGACTTTGAATTTGTGAATCAAGATATACAGCCCTGGGCCTTGCTGAAGTTGAAAAAACATCTTGTTGTGCCCTACTACATTGTGCAAAATCGCAAGCATACCAAAATCACCGTACTAGACAGCAAACATGCCATGATGATTGGGTTGTATGGTCAGGTAGAGAACTGGGTCAAGTCGTTGTGCTGAACAGTTGACTCGCTCGCTGAACAAAATTGGTTCTGTACCAATCTGTTAAATTGTTCAACACATAATGACTTTGATCTGCTAAACGTTGCTGCAGATGATCAATGGGTATTTTGCCCATTATGAGATCTTGATTTCGCAACAGTGCTTGTTCCACACGTTGGTCGTTGGGCAAAAAGTCGTAGGATGTGTCTACCACGTCGTCGAACACATCTAGCCCCATGTCTTTGCAATCAGCCACAATGCCCGCAGATCCTATGATGATGGGAATCTGTCCAGCTGCCATTGCAAACAGAGTTTTCTCACATACCAATCCTGGCACATGGTCGTACACAGTTTCAGTCACAATGTTCACTGCGGCTGACCCATATATTGGCAACAATCTCACAAAGTTTTCATCGTTCTCAGTTCCGCGATAGGTATCGTATGCCCACTGAGGCAATTTTATTTCGGTGCCGTAACTGAGCCAACCGTTGGGCCATGCCTGCAATATGTCCGCTGCTCGTCTACGATGAGCACACATTCTGCCGTTTAGGCACTGCCATGCATAGGTACGAGATTGATTCAGTGCAGGCTCACATTCATGCCACCGTGCAGCCAATCTTGCCATTTCTCTGCAGTTGTGATTGCTGTATTCAATCAGCTTGATAGGACCATGATAAACTTTTTCCAATCCATGATGCATGTGAGTTACCAAAATTTGATCAGAGTTGCTGCCATAGAATTGTTCTAACCGCTCTAGCTCTACAATTTTGCCTTGATCAAATGTTACAAAATCTTGAAAGTGCATCACCAGCACAGTCTTTGGCCCAAACTCAACTGTGGGCAATTTAAGAGGCCATCCCGATCGAGCATTGTAAGGTGGGTCGTATGCATTCCAAACACCGTGTACATCCAGTCCTAGGTTGCTGAGTGTGTGTTGAAAAAATTCAGTATATTCCATGATTGTATTTACTAAGTAGTTGCATGGAATACTGGAATAATCCCTTGCACACTGTCAGGGTGCGCGACTACAAATATGATCCTGTGATCAGCAGTTTTCACAATGGACGTCATTGTTTGTTTTGGAATCCTGCCAGCAAGTTCGACAACATTGTTACCAATCAACGGCTAGACGATTTGATCAAGTGGGCCAACGAATGGTTAGAGACAGATGGTGTGGATGGGTTCGAAAAAGAGGCACGCAACCATTACGATATAGCAAACTTAACCAAACTCAATATGTGGGTCAATGACATTCGGCAGCAAGGTATTGTAAAACCTTGGCTGTTGCAAGATCAAGGCAATGGAACGTTTGTGGCAGGCACTGGTGACAGCCGACTTCGCTGCCTGGAAGTTATGCCTGAAATTGCCACAGTGCCAACGTTTGTGTCTACCACAACGGATCGTGCACATCTTTACGCAGACTTAGAACCAGTAACTGATTTTGCACACTTTGCTAAATTATGCAAAGCCGAGCCCGAAGTGGAGTTTATTTTCCGTCTCACTGAACCAACTGCACCGTATGGCATGTACTGGTATGAATACACCACCAACCGAACTCGGGCAGTCACTCCTGGTCAAGATCAAGCAGTATGTATGTTTTTGAATTATGCACGTTCAGTGCCAAATTTTCGAGTCAGCAGGGACTGGTTTACCAAGCCAATTGTGTGGACCAATTACACACTGTAGGTCCAGTAGTTGATTTGCAATGCACGCCTTACACAATCAAACGTGGTTTTGGGGTAACTGTGCCAGGTATCAGTGCTGGGCACAAAAAACATACATCTGTTGTCCCGCGCTTCTACCACATGATCGTCTCCGATAGTGGTGCCAGGCCATAAGTGCTCGTGGTCGGTGTACACCAAAGCAGTAAGACGTTTTTCCAACAGATCGTGATGACGTTCCAGCTCAAACTCGCCAATGTCACTGATTACTTCTATGCGCGGAAACAGTCCTGAATAGCGTTGTTTGGTGTAGTGTTCAAAGTACTGTTGAGTGGCACCGTTGTGCATATCACGCCACAGTGCATGCAGATGCGGATATTGGTGCTGTACGTCATCGTCAATGAACAGTCGACCCTGTCCTACTCTTTTGCCCGCAGTGTTCTGATGACGCTGATGAGGTATAGACTTTACCTCAGCCAGTGTTTGTTCGTTCAAAAAGTTATCAGCAATCCAGTGCTGCCACGGCTCACGATGCTGCTGTGTAATTACTAAATGTCTGTTGTACAATTTGTTTCCAATCTTGATATCTGTCGCCAGAGGGCACAATATTTACGTCAAGCCATGGCAAGCTGTCGTTGGCGTGACCAGCGAACCCCTGTTTGGGCTGAACTGGTTTGTTTATTTTGCGTTCAAAAAAAGTTCTCAGCAACTGTTTGGGTTGTGCACCCACTCGCAAATGCCACGGCAAGTTCAATGCAAAAGTCATCACAGACTTCAACAAAAACGGATTGCGTGTTTCGCGCCCCCATTGTCCGCCCAGTCGGTCCAGTCCGGGTGCATCCACTCCTACGACCTGGTACCAGTAGTCCATCAGCAGTGTTGCAGGCCTGGGATCGCCGTGATATCGATCCAAACAACGATGCCACAACTGATCGTGATCGTGCTGACTGTAAGGACTGTTACTGCCCAATACATCATAGGTCAGATTCTGATACAGGTCGTAGCCCCCAAACAATTCATCGGCACCTAGGCCAGTGAATATCACGCGGGTTGCAGCATGTTTGGCTATCAACCATTTGCCCACATAACTCCAGGTCTGTGCCGGCATCTTGGTCTGCACTGTGAGATTTTGATAGTGCTGTGCCCATTGTTCAGGGTCTACTTGAATTTTCTTGCAGGTCAATTGGTCCACAATGGGATCTTTGCCCGTGACATCTATTGCCAACAGTTCAAGATTGGCAATGTATTTGGCAATCAGTTCGCTGTCGATGCCGCCACTGTAGCTCAGGGTAGCTGGTTGCTCGGGACGAGTGATAGAACATGCTGCGGTCCACACACGATTAAATTCTTCAACGGCTTGGTCCAGGGTCAGTTGCTGCGGTTCAGTGATCCAATCAAACACACTGTCCAACTGCTGATCAGGTTTGCCGTCTCGATACAAGCGACCAGGTTCACAGCGAACAATACCTGTCCAAGGTGTCTGACCAATCATGGTCCAGCACTTGTTGGCATAAGGCAGTGTAGACCGTGCACAATCAACATAGTGCAGTATGGCAGCAACTTCGCTGGCCACAATCAAGATGTTGTCGTCCTGATAGTGATACAAACAGCGTTCACCTTGTGGATCACTGGCATACAGCACAGTATCAAAGTTGGTGTATGCCCAAGCCCACGGACCTTCAAAGTAACGAATTTTTCTCAGGTCCGACGTCACTGCATGATGCATTGCTTCAGTATCTGAACTGTAGTTGCCAAACCATTTGTAGTTGTAGATTTCACCGTTGTAGCTCAAAAAATCCTGATGAGGTCTTTGATAGTAGTCATCAGTGCCAGTGATACGCAACACAGTCTGAGCAATAAACGTGTTGCCTTGATGTTGATACCTTGTAAAATCAGGGCCGCGTGGTTGTAGAATTTTTGTTGCCTGTAGATGTTGTTCCAGAGGTATGGCACTGGTACTACGAACATACAGCACTCCGCACATCAGGCTATCCGTTGTACTACGCTGGGCCACCATGCAGCAAAATCTGCAGGCCAACTCGATTGCATGCGGGTCAGCACAGATTGATTTGTTGCAGCGGCCTGTGCGGCACGTTCAGACACAGTGCTGATATCCATGTGTTCAATTGCGTCAGCACCCTCAAACAAGAAGTCCACCATTTTGTCGCCATAGGCCGCAGTTTTATTTTCAAACATGCCGTCATACCGGTGTTGTACCACATCACTCATGGTGTCAAATCCCATGCTGTTGAGATATGCCACAGTGTGGCGACCACAATAAACCATCCAGGGCACAGGCAAGCACAAGGCTCTAAACGTTTTTTCGCTTAAGGCCACTGTGGTATCGCTGCTGTAGGTTTCCATAACCACGTTTAAATGTGCTTGAGTATGACACTGCTCATGTGTAAGTGTGTGATTGCGAAACGGAACGTTGGGCAACACTCTATGGTATGTGCTATCATACACATCTTGAAATGTTTGTTCCAACTGTTGAAATTGACGTTGAAAATTTTGCTGCAGGCCTTCGGTGCTGCTGTTGTCACCGTCCCAGCTCCAGCAATTGAAATTCACATAGTCCAGATTGTGTGCATTGGGCATGTACTGACAGCGCAGTTGCAGTTCCAAAAACAGCAACAGTCGTTTGGCATCCAATCTGTTGACACTGAAGTTAAAACGTCGATCAGGCTGCCAGGCAGCATGGTCGGGTCGATGTGCATAGATGCCAAAGAAGCTGTCGGGCAGTTGACACACTTGATATTGTGTGGGCACGTTAACACGATTGTCTGTGATTACCACAGTGTGTCGATCAAACAAGTAAGGCAGAGTTTTTGAATAGTCCTCGGCACAGGTGCTGAAATCATCTACCAAACACACAACCACTGTTTGATGCCCGCGTTGCCAAACTTTATTGTTGGGATTGATACTTTGATATCCCAGTGTAGTTAAATTACTGCGAAAAAAATCCAACAATGTATTTTCATGCCAGATGCAATTGCTTTTTTTAAAGATTTCGTTTTCGTAAATTGCGTGATATAGGTCAACCATGCTGTTACTTATAAACAACACTTTTAGTGGGTCAAATATCCCAAATTGTTGTGTAAAAACAACACTTTTTGCCCTAAAAAGTAATGCTTTTGTAGTACTATTTTTCATGTGCAAAACGGTTGACCAAAAATTGCCAATTTGCTATAATATACACATGAACACAAAAACAGTAGCCCGTAAAAAGCGTACCGATCGCACTCATATCATTTACATGATTGAGTCGGGCACAGACTTCTATATTGGCGTTACTGCCAAGACAGAAAGCACTGTTAAGAAAAGTGTGATTACTCGTTGCCGCAAGCACTTCTATCGTATGCGTTCTGAAGACAAGGGCTGGATGCTGTACGACACCATGCGTGAGCGTGGTGTGGAAGAGTTCACTGTGCGAGTGGTCACTGTGGTTCGAGGCAAGAGCGAGGCTCACCGCACGGAACGTACCCTGATCCGTGAATTGAAGCCAAATTTAAACACTGACACAAGAGGAGTTTTGTAATGCGTGGTTATAATGTTCGAGTATTTCTCAGCGAAAGCCGTTGGACTGATACTGTTATCTATGCCGACACTTGGTTCAATGCTCAGAGCCTGGGTCAAGGTCAAAGCCCTATCTCCAAGGCTGTTTTTCTCAGCGAAGCCTGATCAGTAGCGGTCATGAACGAAACGCTGTGGTTGATCCTGGCATTGGTGACCAAACACTTTGTGGTGGACTTTCCACTGCAGACACAATATCAGTGGAGCAACAAAGGTACCTACGGACACCCGGGTGGCATGTTGCATGCGTCACTGCACGGCCTTGGTACATATCTAAGTTTTGCATGGTACGCACCCATGGCCGCGGTTTATTTGTGTTTAGCCGACACAGTGATTCACTATCACATTGACTGGGCCAAAATGAAACTGAACCGGTGGTTTGGCTGGGCTCCTAACACACACGACCAGTTCTGGTGGTTGTTGGGACTGGATCAATACCTGCATGTTTTGACCTATATTGTTTTTGTTGCCACAGTGGTTGTATGAACACAAATTATCAGGCGCAGAAGGCACCATGTGCTTGCTGAAAAAAATTGTGGCTAAGTAATCATACAATGGATACACCACGCAAGATAATACCAATACAAACTATACAAGCGCCAAACCCCGAACCACAAAGTTTAAACCTAGATCCACATGTGGTTCTAGCAGAGATGTACATGGCGGAGAACCGTCCGCGACTTGAAAGTCGTAAACAAAAGAATCTAACAGAAGTTGTGCAATACACTGATGCCACACGCAAAAATCGTGTGGCCTTGATAGTTGCTCCGGAATGGACGCAATTGGCGCCACCATATGGTATTGCTAGAATGAGTGCGTTGTCCAAACACGGCGGCTGGCCTACCCGTGTATGGGACATAAACATTCTTACCAAACATGAGGCCGGAGTGCCCGAACTATGGACCGCATACGAAGACTGGAAATGGACCGACCCCAACTACAGTAAAAATGTACATCCTGTTATTGAGCCCACTTTGCTCAAGTACATGGCCCAGGTAGTTGAGTGGGGACCTACTGTTATTGGATTTAGTACATGGTATACCAACGATACTTGTACCATGTGGATGGCCCGAGAATTTAGACGTCTTATACCCGGTGTTAAGATCATCATAGGCGGTGCCAATGCCACACAGCTAAAAGTCAGCGACCCCGCAGTGGCAGACCATGTGGTGTCAGGCGAAGGCGAACTATGGTTTGTTCGTATACTTGAAAACTTAGAAAATCCCACAGAAGAAATTCCGCATATTTGCATACAAAGCAAAGACCAAAGAGTAGATCTTGATTCAATGCCTCCGGCTGATTACACAGACATAAACATTAGTTTGTACGACAGCAAAGGCATCAGTTGTGAGTTCAGTCGTGGATGTATTGCCAACTGTGTTTACTGCAACGAAACAGTTTTCTGGAGGTTTAGGGCCAGGCAGGCAAGTCGTGTACTAGAAGAAATTGAAATAGTATATCGACAACAAAAGATTCAATCTGTATGGTTTATTGATAGCTTGCTCAACGGTAACCTGCGTGAACTAGAAGCATTTGCGTTAGGACTGATCGACAGGAACATTCGTGTCAATTGGAATGGGTACAGCCGCATCGACGGCAAAATGGACAGAGATTTTTGGCGGATGTTGAAGCGGTCAGGAGCCAGTGGTTTTGCATTTGGGGTCGAGTCTGGATCACAAAAAGTGCTAAACTTGATGAAGAAGAACTGCAAGACTGAATGGATTGAACAAAATTTCAAGGATCTTGCTGGGGTTGGTATGACCAATAACTTTGCCACATGGTTTACAGGATTCCCTGGAGAAGAACTAACAGACGTGGCACAGACATTAACAATGATGTGGCGCTTGCGAGTATCCGGCATGGGCGGGCTGAGTTCGGGAACCTGCGGCCTAGGTCACGGAACACCGTTGGATCTTGAACGTGGACAATTTGGTGTTGGACAAGACTGGTGCTACGGCTGGGCAACTACTGATGGCAAGAACACTGGCTTCAATAGATTTGTACGGTGGAAGACCACAAACATCTTGATAGAACATTTTAGATTGCATAATGTGCCGGATTGGCTGAGTCCAGTGAAGCAGTATCCTACTCTAGAGAATCATTATAGCTTGGAGTACGATCCCGCAAACTGGCAAGATCCTATTCCCTGGGAAAAGGATTTTGACTACTACATAATCAAAGAAGATATCAATCCTGTTGCCAACCACTTGGTCAATGAGATATGGCCTTTGTTGCGTGTTTTATGGCTAGCAATGGGCCCGTTTAAACTTCATTTAGAGTTTGATCCAGATCGGGATCTGACGGAGTTTGGATATCTGCGTTATCCAAGAGGCGGTGAACATAGATTGTGGGCACAGTATGATTTTGACATTGCAGCCGACGGCCAATGGAATGCTGATTTTGATATCAAAATGCAGGGCGAGCCATGGAACGGCAAAGATGTTGATTTTCACCTAGAATGGAAACACTCAGATACCTGGTCCAGGCCTGTCGAACAAGGTTGACACTATCTGGCATAGTTGCTATAATAATTTATCACTAAAGACACATATGGAATTCTTACCTGTACTTGAACTAATTGATCGACTGTGCATTGCCAGAGTCAAACACGAACGCACCAAAGGTGCCAACCAGGACGAATTGGACTGGTACGAAGACAAATACCGTCAGCTGATATTGACTCTCGACCATGATCAACGTGGTACCTTGGATCACAATATCTCAGAGATCACTGTGATACATAACCGTATCTGGGATCTAGAATGGCAATTGAAATCTGGCGTAGAGCACTTGTTGACCATGGACGAAATTGGACGCAGGGCCATTGCTATCCGTGACTGGAACAACCGGCGCATTACCTACAAGAACTCCATTGCTGAACTGTTTGGCCTAAAGATGCGTGAAATCAAAACGGACCACCTAAGCGATCCTGAGCAGTTGTTTAAAACTGTTGACACTAAATAAAAACCCTGTTACAATGGGGTTATGGGGCTATAGCTTAATGGTAAAGCAGTGAACTCATAATTCATTGAGTCTAGGTTCAATTCCTAGTGGCCCTACCATTTTTACTGGGGTTCGTATAATGGATAATACACGGGTCTTCTAAGCCCTTTATAGAGGTTCGATTCCTCTACCCCGGACCACATAGTCATTGATGTTTTCTATGGTCATCATAAAAACAATTTCAGGCAAAAATTATGATTTTTCTTGATTTCATTGCTATATACTATTACACTAAACACTCAGTACAAACACTGAGATACTTTTTAACCTAAGGAAATTTTATGAAAACAGTTGGCGACAAAATTGAATCTTTTACCGTTACCGGTGTCAAACCAGGGCAACCCGATAATGCATTTTTTGACATCACAGCAACCAGCTTTCACGGCAAGTGGAAGGTTATTGTGTACTATCCCAAGGACTTTACATTTGTTTGTCCTACAGAAATCGTGGCATATGACAAGTTGGCTCAGGATTTCGAAGATCGTGACGCAGTGCTGCTCACAGGATCAACAGACAATGAGTTCTGCAAAGTGGCATGGCAAACAGCTCACGCTGATTTGAAACAAATCAAGCACTACCAGTTTGCTGACACACAGCGCGGCGAGAATAGTTTGATCGAACAGTTGGGTGTGTTCTACGCTCCAGCAGGTGCCGCACTTCGCGCAACATTCATTGTTGACCCGGAAAACGTTATCCAACACGTAACTGTGAACAATTTGAACGTTGGTCGTAGCCCCGAAGAAACATTGCGTATTCTTGACGCATTGCAAACTGGCGAACTGTGTGCCTGCAATCGCACCGTTGGTGGTGAGACACTGTAATGTTCAAGCTTCAACGAGGTATTGATACATTACGACAACCTGATCGCAATCCCAGATGTTATGAAATGACAGAACAGGAACGATCGGATCGCGTTCGTGAATGGAATAATCGCAATGTTTGGAACACTCCAGAACTTGCCGATGAAGATGAATTAAATTTCTACCAAGGAGCATGACTATGTTAGAAACAACTTATGAAAGCGGAACATCGTATCGTTCTGCCAGTGAAATCAACTCAGCAATGGGTCGTGTGTATGGACACATGAGTCTTGCTGTACTTGTATCAATGTTTGTGAGTTACTTTGTGGGCACCAGTCCAGAGTTGCTGGCATTCTTTTTTACAGGCTGGACGAAGTGGATTGTGATCTTTTCACCACTGGTGGCAATTTTTGGTGTTGCAATGGTACTAGCCAATAACCCAAGTAAAAGTGTAGCACAGTTATGCTTGCATGGCTTTGCGGCCTTGATGGGCTTGAGCTTTGCCACAATCTTTGCTGTGTTCACCATGGGCAGTATTGTGTCAGCATTCATGGGTGCGGCCATCCTGTTTGGTGTAATGAGTGTATATGGTTACTTTACCAAACAAAGTTTAGATAGTGTTGGTAAGTTTATGTTTGTGGGACTGATTGCTATCATCATTGCCAGCATTGTGAACATCTTTATTGGATCAACTGTGATGCAGATGGTGATTAGTGCTTTGGCAATTATTATCTTCCTTGGATTGACTGCTTATGACACACAAAAGATCCGTGAAGAACTCAGCATGGAAACCAGTGACAGCGCAGAAGTCCGTGGTGCATTGACACTATACATGGACTTCATTAACTTGTTTATTAACCTGTTACAACTGTTTGGTGATAGAAAATAATGAGTTATATTGTAGGATCGTTACCGCCTGTCAAATGTTTTGTCAAACGAGAGTTTCTCTATAACTTTGAAAAGGGTCACGGAGAATTAGAACCTGCAATATGGGTCAGTCTCAAAGCCCTACGTGGACAAGTGTTTCGTATTGAATCATTACTGCCCAACTACGGAGCACTCTACGACAAACTACCTATTCATGCTTATGTGTGGCAAGAAGACTACTCGGGCAATTTGCCCGTAGATACACTACAGCTTTGGGACTGCATGGGTTATCGCTTTACTATCATTGAAAAAATAGGCCTGCGTAATCTAGGTGTTAAGTTTCTGGGCAAAGATCGGGAATGGCATCACGGAACCTATTTGTTTACAGTGGATTTTTGTGCTGACGGCATGGATGTAGACACAGGCTTTACTGAGGTCGCGGAAGAACACAAATCGTTTAATTTTATTCGACTGGAAAACGGTCAGTTTGCCTGCCAACCCAACAATCGATGCTTGTGGTACGATCAAAGTTTGATTTCTGGCAATGTTAAGTTTCCAGATTTCAAAGCCGCACAGACCATATTCACAGTGGATGGCACACGCAAGTGGTCAGCAGGAGATGATTGGTTTTATTCAATTGAGGAAAGAAAATGAGTTTTATTGAAACAGTAAAAGGCGCATTGCCAGACTATGCCAAAGACACCAAGTTGAATCTTGATGCTGTGCTACTGCGTAGTACTTTAGATGCAGATGTGGCCCTGGGCTGTGCTGTGGCTGCACTGGCTGCAACTGGCAACGGAAAGGTACTGGCTGTGTTGTTGGCAGATGCTCCTGAGTTTGCCGACAGTGCAATGACAGCCGCAAGCATTATGGCTCAGAACAATACCTGGTATCCTTACATTGAAATGGCAGAAGATCCTGCATTAAAAGGGTTGCCGGCACAGTTGCGTATGAACGCTATTGCCAGCCACGGTGGCACAACCAAGGCCAACTTTGAAGCATTCAGTTTGGCAGCCAGCATTGTGGGCAAGTGCCATTTCTGTGTAAAAGCACACTATGACACCTTGAAGACAGAAGGCTACACAGTGGAACAACTTCGTGACATTGGACGTATTGCCAGTGTTATGAATGCCGTGGCCAAGGTTCTCAACAGCTGATCAAACAGGTTGACTGCTCTACTCAAAGTCCTGTATAATGTGCATACAGGACTTTTTTACGATGTAAATAAACAACGCGACTGTGGTGGAATGGTATACACAGCAGACTTAAAATCTGCCGCCTACGGGATTGAGGGTTCAAGTCCCTCCAGTCGTACCAACTTGGTATTCATGATGATTAGTTCAAGCCCCTCCCGTAATACCTTTCAAAAAGAAAAGTATATCGAACGCTGTAAGGAACAAGGCAAAGTGCCCAACAAAGCATATATCAAAATGTACGAACAACACAACATTGATAAGTTAGAACGAGAAGAAAATCCAGAATGGCAAAAGAACAATATGGAGTTTGATCTCCGTAGTACCGATTGGATTCTAGCCAAAGTTCGTGCGTCCGAAGCCTACGCACAGAATCTTTATGCTGCCATGTGCAACCGCGAATTTCAAAAGAATGAAGTATGGCCCTTGTTGAAAAATCAAACCTGGGGTGCCAGTTGGCGATATGCCGGCGGCATTATCGCCGACATGCGTGGCGAGGGAGACTACATAGACTGGTACTGTTCGGGCATTCAAGGCGGAGTCTCGGAAGCAGAACTGGCAGAAATGACTGCAGAGCAGCAGGAACGACACCACTGGTATGAAAAAAACTTTGTACCCGAAGGCGTGGTCACTGACGAGATTCGTGCAGACCTGTTGAAGTTGGGATGGCTAGTAGTGGATGAAAAACAAGACCTTGCGTAATTTTACATAAATATTGTTACCATCTGCTCAGATGTGTTATTTTTATTCATCAGAATAAAATTCATTAACCAAACAAAATTTTCAAGGATATCAATGAAAAAAATTATTTCAGCATTGGCCATTGCTTTGGCATGTTTTTCAGCATCGGCTACTCCTACCGCACCGCAAACTGTACAACTAGTTTGGCCTTTTGCTGTTGGGGGTATGGGAGCGATGACCCGAAGTCTTATGGATATTGCCAATCAACAACAAAGCACATATCAATTTGTGTTTACTCATAAACCAGGTGCCGGCAGCACAGTTGCTGCCAACTATGTGTTGTCTTCAACGTCGTTGACAGTGTTTGCAAACTCTGATGGAATGTACACCAGACCACTGATGTACAACGAAAGTCACGATCCGGCTCAATTCCAATTGGTGAGTGCAACGTGCACAAACATTCCATTGGCAATCTACAGCCGTCGATACGCATCTGTGGACAACTTAAAAAACAAAGATGTCAGCGTGGGTATTATCCCCGGAACTGCAACTCAATTGTTCACACGCTTGCTGTCGGCCAACAATCCTGATTTAAAATTCACCGACGTGCCATACAAAGGTATTCCTGAATCAACTGTTGATGTGTTGGGCGGACATGTTGACGCCAATGTTGCCTTTCTTGGCAAAACAGGCTCTGCGCTGGCTTCAGGAGACGTATCACTTCTTGGTATTTCAGGAACTCGTAGTTTTCCTGGTGCGCCCACTTTTGCAAGTTTAAAAGTAAAAGGTGTTGAACAATTGACCAATGGTTACTATATCTTTGTTCCACGAACTGTTGATGCAAAAATAGCACAAGACCTCAATAGAATATTCAACAATGCTGCCAATTCAGATGCTTTCAAAGAAATTTGCACAGGAGAACGCGGGACTGTAGAGTCTGTGACATTTGGACAAACAGAAAAAATGCATCAATCCAACATACAGCAATGGACTCGATTCACCCGCGGTATTGCAAAACAGTAATTTTGGATAGTTACAGAACTCACCAACAAAAGTACATTTTTATGAATTATTTGTATGTACCCACCAGCAGATAAAAATCGTTATGGATACTACACTGTTGGTGATTTCAAAACTTACAGCAAACTGGAAGCCATAGAACTCAGCGGAAAAATCAAACAACCTCTACAATGGAGATTCAACCAGCCCAAATTTGAGCAGTTTGACTGGACGCACGAACCTCCGGGTAGTTTGGAATTTTGGTACAAACAACGGGCACAGCAGCTGAGAGAACAATATGATTATATTGTTATATGGTATTCTGGCGGCGCTGACAGTCACAATGTTCTTATGAGTTTTGTGAGAAACAATATTTTTGTCGACGAGATTGCACAATACCACAATCTCAACGGTGACAAAGGCAACAAAAATACATATCTCAACGAAGAAGTATTTGCCACCTCCGCTCCTATCACTCAGGATCTAATTGCAAACAATCCACTGTATCGTCATACCAAACACAGATTGGTAGATCTGTCAGACATACAAATGAAGATTCTTAAAGAAGACAGCAACAAATGGGACTATGTTTACAAAGTAGGAACCCATCCAAGCCCCAATGCACTGGCCAGAAGCTATCTTCGAGAAGTTATACCTGATTATGTTTCTTTAATTGAACAAGGCAAACGTGTTTGTTTTTTGTTTGGCGCCGAAAAACCACTGGTACAATATCACAACGCTGATTGGTACGTGGCATTTCAGGACATGCTGGACAATGCAGTGAGCCCAAGAACACAGATGTTGAATAGAGCATGGGAACATGACGAACTGTTTTACTGGAGCGATACCATGCCTCAATTGGCTGCAAAACAAGCTCATGTAGTAAAACGTTTTTTAAGTGGGCTCTCCCCAGAATTAGTTGACAATGTGCATGTTTCTTCTTACAATAAGTTATATGACGAATATGGCAGGAAAAAAGTAAATTCCTGGTGTGCCAATATTGACGTGAGCGGAATCAAATATCAATTGTTGCCCGATGGCCTTCATCGTTTGATCTACCCTGACTGGAATCCAATGTCTGTTGTTGCCAATAAGCCTCCGAGTACTTTGTATACTCCAAGAGATACCTGGATGTTTAACTCTGCAGCCCCCGATATTGGACAAAAATACTATCATCACGGGTTATTGCATTTGCGACAGTTGGTCAAAAAGGCAGCCCCAGAATATTGGTGGGAATTCAAATATGATCCCGAATCAGGCATGCCATATGTTGGTGGATTAACGGCATGCTACAATAGGTACTGTCTGACGCCGAAATCAGGAATTGCCCAACCCACAACAATCAAATGAACCATTACAATACTCAATTTTTTGATGTAACGCTGGAACAAAATTTCAAGTTAGGATATTATCAAGTTGGCAATCAAATTTATGTCAGCAAAGTCCAAGCCTTGATGGAAGCCACCAAAACCAACCAGTTTCCACATTGGAATTTCAACAACGAAGTTTTTTCCAAACAGGCCTGGACTGCGGAGCCTGAAGTCAATATAAGAGAACTGTATAGACTGCGAGCTCAGCAACTGCGTGACAAGTATGACTACATCAGAATTGAATGCAGCGGCGGCGGAGACAGCACACAGGTAGTCTACAATTTTTTGCTCAACAACATTCATGTTGACGAAATTTTGGTTCGATATCCCAAGGCCGGCGAACACAACATCAAAAAAGACCCCTTCAACTTCAGAGTAGAAAATCATCTCAGTGAATATGAATATGCCGCTCGACCACTGTTGA